CAGGGATAAAGTCTTTAAATGAAATGAGAGCCTCGAAATTCAACGAGGCTCTCAATGGGATTCGAACGGCACAAAAAAAAGAGCAACCAACAAACAAAAACAATGAAAAAAAAGCTTAACACCACTTTGGAATAAGCTTTCTTTTTTTGCTACCAGTTCTTCTACCGTTTGCTACCAGTTTTTCAAAAATTGGTAGTTAGGAATTTTGATAGTGCTTATATTTAGGGATGTCCTGTTCCTTAAGAACTTCATCCATAGAAAACCCCTTCTTTAATCGATAGCTAACCCAAAACCTGCAAATATCTCTTTTCCTGCAAAACTCAGTAAGTGTTAATCCCTCAAAAAGCCTCGCCCCTCTTTTATTTCTATTCTGAACAGAATAAGAAACCCACCGGCAATTTTCTTTACAATATCCTTTGTTGTTATCAACCCGATCAAGGGTTGCTCTTTCAAAGGGCTTCTTCCCCATATCCCTATAAAAGGATTCAAAAGATTTAATCCAATCATCACAGACTTTGATCCCCCTTCCACCATAATCCCCCCATCTTTCGGCATTGGGGTTTGTACATCGATATTTTATATTTCGCCAAATGTGATATTCGGGGATTTTTTGCCTGTTTGCACAAAACCCGTGCTTTGTGAAGGTTTTCTTTATGCTGCAGGATGAACACTTTGTGCTTCTTCCATTGGTTAATGTTGCACCACAAACAATTCTTTCTTTCCCACAAACGCAACGACAAAACCAATAGGCTTTCCCATATCTATTTTGTTCTCTATGCAGAACCTTCCACGAGCCAAAGGTTTTATTTTTTAGGTCGTGAAAGATTTTTTAGGTCGTGAAAGGTTTTTTGAATTCCCATTAGCATTCTCCTGTGATTCAGGAGTTAAGTCTACTGAGACACCTGTTTTCAACTCAAGGATTTCTTCAGAAAATTCTTCAACAGCATTGTCATCTCCAAGAAACTTAGAGGATAGAACTCCTATAGCCGCAACCACTGCGATTATAATTAATACAGTAGTACCTGCATCATAAAGCTTCATTAACAACCCCACATTTTTAATATTCGGCATCTGGATCTGCCGTTACTTTACACATTATTTCGTCTCTTGCTTCCGCATCAGCAGCAGCTTCAAGTTCAGCTTTCAAACGATCCCTTTTTGCATGGCACTTAGCTTTACAGGCACGGTATTCTGTGAGCTTGGCATCATCACCATCGAGAAGGGCTTCATCAAGCTCCTCTTTAGTGAAATTTCGAGGCTTTTCAAAAAGGCGATCGATTTTAGAAAGGTTCTCCTCGATAGGGATTGCAAGCCTTTCATTTTTCAACTCTTGATGGATAATCTCTTTCGTTCTTTTAACTTTAATCATGATAAAATCCTTAAGCGATATTTCTTACTCTATAAGTTAATGATGCATGGACGTTCCTGTTTCCATTTGTAAAATCAGCCCAGTTCGGGATTTGGCTTGCTGTGTTGTACCACAACATAGAGTTTTGATTATCTGAGCGGATATGGAATGTGGTGTGATAATAATTACCGCCAGCAATCCTAACTTGACCGCCCGTTACGGTTCCGGCAATTCCCGAAACATCATCAACAGAATAGAAAGGGACTGTATATTTAGCATCCACCGCACCCGATCCATCGGTTCCACCATCATTTCTTAAACTGTACTCAAGGAAAATAAACCCGTTCCGGCTTAAGTAATAATAAACCTTTACGTTTGAATAAACAGCAGCCGTCCCACCGTTTGGTAAACAGAAAGTCCCCGAATCCGCACCGTGATGTCCAGATGCATACTCATGCCTCCTGCCTTCTTGAAATAACCCCATGCCGTCAAAGGAACCAAAAGAATCGAAAGTCCATATATCGGAGGCATCTTTTTGAGCTGTGCAAGAACCTAAGCTGAGGCATTGATTTCCATCGTAAAGCGTCTCGGTAATGTCATCGAACGAATAAAGGCTAATTTGCTCGTCAGCCACAGCGGAAGAGGGGTCGCCTATTTCGGTTGACGCTGGAGCCGTTGTTATATGAGGTATTGCCCCCCAAGCAAAAGCAATTGCGCTCTCTGCATCATTACTCAAAGCATATAAAAAAAGGGGTTTGGCCTTTGCATACGCTGTTGAGGTGGTGGTTCCAAATAAATTCCCATTCATCTCTGTATTGGTCATCGCTTGGTTTGCGGTGATCGTATAGAGAACCAATTGTCCAGCTGTTGAGTTTGAAGGAAGGCAAATATAACCTGGGTTTGTGGAAGACAAGGCCGTTCCGTCTGCCCCGTGAACCGTTACAGTCTGCGTTGAAAGGGTGAAGGATATGTTTTCAACGTATCCTGGTCTATACCGCATAGCTGCATTCGTGATTGCGTTGACAACGGTCAGCGTGTTGCTTGTAACATCTTCAACTAAGTCCCCCGATTGATCGAGAGTAAGCAAAGTAATCCATGCATCGTCATCCTCGTTTCTCATTTTGAGAAGGTTGTTTGTGGTATCATACCACATTTGATTCGCATAGGTGGTGGAAGGCTCGGAAGTTCCCGAGTTTTGGCTAACGAGCGCAGCTAGAGCAAGGTTAAGGTCAGCCCTAACACTTGCTGCTGTATCGTTGGCGATTACCATATCATGTTGTGCCATCTTCTTTTCTCCTTAACTTGCTAAATGCCCGTATCCAGTAACCGTCCAATCGAACGTCCTATCTACTGCAGCATCTCCAGAATCGTAAAAAGTAATATCGAATCCAGAAGTTGTTTTACTTGTTATTCTATAGTAATCGCCTTGCACCAAATCTTGAGCCGAGATCGCTATTCCTTTAATCGACTTATAGGTCGGAGAAAGTGTAATGCTTTTTGTTCCTGCTGTGCTAGAAATATCATCCGCAGATTCAATACGGTCTGGCATATCAACGACAACGGAAAGCGTCTCAACTCTCGGGGTCTGGTATACATTACTTGAGGTTAAGACCGCACGGAATTTCAAAGCCCTGGCTGTGTAGTCACCAACAAAGAAGTCCAACCAAGAGCCCCAAGTGGGAGAGCCGCTGGGATCGTCATCTGTGACCGCAACCTGCAAGGTGACGTTCACATCGGGTGCTGTTATTGAGTTTAAGTCGTCCCAGTTTCCTTGAAGCTGGTCAAGGTTCCCCAGTAAAGAATCAAAGCTATCAGCGTAATCAATAGCGGTCTGATCAACGGTTGCAGTAATTCTTGAGGTGTATTTCGATCCGAGGTCAACATAGGTGGCAAACTCATAGGTTCCTGTCGTATTCACGGAACCCGTTGAACCACCCCCTGCGTCAAGCAACCCCGCCCAATCGTCTATATTTCCGGTTAAAGAATCCCAAAGAACGGTGTTGTCCAGGATCAATTTGCTCTCGCTGTTCACCAGGACATCTGTTTTTGTTCCGCTAAAGGTCGGACTTTCTGTCTGGGTTTCGACCACGTTAAGGTTCTTAACGCTCTCGAATATTGTAGTTACTTCCGCTGCTGTTGCCGATGCCTTATTCAAAGTGTCGAAAGCCTTTAGAAAATAAGTCCCTGTCCTAGATGGGACAATAGCTGAATTAACCGCTTTCGGGATCTTAGTAAGTAGATCAATAGAATGCTCATACGATGCCCCCGTTGTTTTGGGTGAAAACCGTAGCGTGTAGTCACGAAGGTCGCTCTCGGTGTTCGCTGTCCAGTACAGGTGGGAGGTTGTGTCTATGACATTGATTGTGAAGTTCGCAGGGGTTGCTGGAGGAGCTACCCTTCCCTCAACCTCATACCCTAGCTGGGTTTTCCATTCGGAAGTTTCCCCGAAATAGCTGTGCGCTCGAAGACCAAGGTCGTAAATCTGCTGCTCTTCAACGGGGTTGATAATCAAGCGTGTCGGGTTTCCATCCACAACAAAACGTGAATACTCCGCCACGCCCTCAAGCCGATAACGCACTTCAATTGCGCTCCTTGGCACGGAAGTTCCAGCAGGAGGAGGCTGTATATCAATAATAATCTGGGGGACGGTTGTACCATCCGAATTTACAAAAAGGGCATTCTCATCACTGAAAAGATCAATAATCACGGGAATTTCTGGTGCTGCCCTTACCCTTTCTGGGGTGGTTGATATCTTAGGATCAAAAGCAGGGATCGCCTCGGTATCGGAAGTGTGAATCCCAGGAGCCTCGTCTAAAAGCTCAAGCATTGCAGTGAAGTCTTTCCCAGGGGTAATACTTTTAACGATTAATTCAACGGTTTCCGTATCGGTTTCCCCAAACATAACGAGGTCGCCAACAACAGGGACGCTTCCGGCAGCAATAGCTGTAGTAAATTCCAACTGCGTAACCGTGGCAACATTCAAGACAATAGATTGTAAAGTAGAAGCCCCATCCGCTGCACGAAGGCGTAAATTATAAGTAAGCCCTGTCGCCATTGTAACTTCTTCGTCAAGCGTGACATGGGTACACTCGCTTGAGCCATTTAGTGTAATAGCGGTTATTCTTGCTGCCTTTTGTCCCCACCCCGTTACATCGTGCGTGACTCTTACCAAATCCCCTCTGGTACATATTAGATTTTCTATATCGCAATTTAAGCTGTAAACTTCCGGCCTCAGCCTCGCCACCGCCATTGCATATCTTCCCTCTCGCCATGCTTGATTCTCCGAGGTTGTTCCCCACAGCTGCATGCTTACAAACTTGGTTGCGTTCGTGGCACTATAGGTGTCATCGTAAGCAATAACCTCGTCTTGCGCGTAATCCCTGTCGGGGTTAATCCAGCGGCATTTAATTCCGTGGATTGTTTCTGCGAAAACCTTAGTTGCGGAAAAGCCCCAGGAGTTTCTAGGGCTGAAATGCTGAATCACCGTGGACTTGGCTGTGTCTTGGAGGACGGAATAGAGCCCATCAACCATAGTGAAAGAAGCCCGTCCTGCCGTGGCGATATCCCTTAAAAGTTCAAAGACCGTGGTCTGAAAATCCACAACCGCATCAAAACGCCATTTAGCCACCCCGTCCTGCGCTAAAGCATCGCAAGCATCCGCCCACGTCTTAAGCCCGTCTCCATCAATTAGAGAATCCGCCACGGGGTTTACATTAGCTGCACCTCTCAAAACCGCAGCATAAGCCCAGGCAGGGTTCCTGGTTTCTACCGCTGCCGTCCAAGCACTCCCATTCCACGTTGGAAACTTAGCAGTTGCAATGGCGTTAAACTGATCAACCACCCCGTTAAGCTGCTCGGATGCTTTGATTCGCATAGCAACCATGCAACGCCCCGTTACATTAATCGGTGGCGCATCTTTTACGCTCTTGAGGTTTGAAACCGTGAACACATCAAGAATTAAATCTGAATCTGAGTCGGCTGTTGTTCTAGTAATACGGATATCGTATTCCGCTGCACTTGGAAGTTGAATCCTATGAGAAACATAATAAGCCTGACGAGTTTTGTTCGAGTATGTAGTGGTTGAGCTGGTTGTCCAGCTTCCAACTCCTGCGAGGCTGTATTCGTATTTGATATCGACTTCTTTAACCTGATTCGATCCATCAGTTGAAATACTTACAAGTCCAGCAAAATACCCATCGATAATCGCTTCATTAGACTCCACGGAGGTTGTAAGCACCTGCGCTCCACCAGAATTTGAAATGAGGAGGTTTTGGTTTTCTTCGTCAACCGTCATTGAGTAAAGCTTGAAGTTTGTTTCGGCTCCCGTTCCGTATTGGATCTCTGTCTCCACTTCCTCAAAATTAGCGATTGCCGTGTTGCCTATCTTTAGGTCAGATAACGAGAGCTCACCATAACCAAAATCAAAAAGTAATCTAAGATACTGTTTGTTTCCTGAGATTTCCGTGTAAGGTTGTGCTGCCATTGTCGGATAGACTTTGTATTGTCCAAATACACGAGGGACAACGCCATAAGGATTCATGCGGTTTCCAGCACCCGTAATTGAAAGGGTCGGGGATTCTTTCGCAGCACCACCGCCTCGAGAATCGAGCTGAAGCTGTGGAGGAGGAATCAAAGCATTAATAGCAAAGGAGCCAACGGTCATAATTAGACCAGTACCAACGGCTGCTGCAGTAGCTGCGGAAGTTCCTGCTGGGAGCAACGCTCCGCCCAAAGCTGGCCCGAAATAAGCTGCTACAACCACCAGGGCAATGGTAGCAATAATCTTGAGAACATTCTTCCCTCCGCCATCACCGCCACCGCCTGTCGGACATACACGCAAAGACACGAGGGTGTTGCCTTTAACAATTGTAGAGGCGTAGTCCTCCGGCTTTACATGGATCGGAGGGTATTTCATGTCCTTATCGTAAATCCAGACGTTAGCTCGTTCAATCATGTCCTTTCGTTTAAGCGACTGAGTCATGATTTCCGAAAGCCTTGTCCTTTCCCCGAAAGTGCTCTCGTCCTTTTCATAGGTGAAAGCGTTCGGCATAGCCACGACTCTGATCTGTTTTACTCTGTTTTTCATGCTCGTTCCTTGTGCCGATAAAACTTATAGAGCCTCTTTTGCCATCTTAGATTCGTATAATTCTCGATGCAGCTATCTATCCCGTCCTCGATGTGTATCATCTTGTCATCCCCGAGAACCATTCCAATATGAACTGGCGCACCAGCTATTCGGAAGATAGCAACATCACCAAACCTTTCCTCCCCAGGAGGGGTATCAATCCAAGTATCACCCCTGCCATCTTCTTTTCCTTTAATAAGCTTGGCGACTTCCTTTATATCATGGGCATCCACATATTCGGAAAAAGAAGGTATCGTTATTTTAAAACGCTCTGCATAAATCCTTCTAAGTAAACCCCAGCAATCCACCTTTTCACCACGGCCTCGATTCTCAAATTCAACCCCAACGTAATCATTAAGCCAGTGCTCCATTAAAATAATCCTGGGTAATCAGCAGGGGTGTAATTTCCAGCAGGGTAGGGTTCATTAAGTAAGTCGTTGAAATTACACCTTCCAGTCAAAAGCAAAGCATCATAATTCACATCTCGCATCTTCATATCAAAGTCGCCAGCTTCAATGGTGTCGGGGTCGCTTGCTAAAACCACTTGAAGCTTTACGTCCAAGGGGGTGAAAATAGAGCGAACACCAGCCACCAGGAGCTTGTCTACGTTGGTAATCACAAGGTTAACCTGGGAGAGCGTCTCCGCATCTTCCCCTGGTATTTCAAAAGTAAAAGGGTAACCTATGAATGTATTTCCATTACTCACCACATCTTCTGTGTTATTAGCTACATAAATAGGGGAAGCAAGGTCGTCATGGTCAATCGTGAGAAGCATCAAGAAGACTTCACTTGTCTCTTGTGCGAAAATGGCCTGTTTAGCTGTCGTGGAAAGTGAGCGTGTCATTAGGGAAGCCTCTCCATCGTAATTACCACTCTGTAATTGGAACCCGAAGAGATGGTGACTTGTGGAGGTGCTGTTATCCTAAAGGTTTCACTAGCTGCGGTTCGGGGGTTTGCCATTGTGAATTGATCCACCCCATCATTAATGGTTGTATTAAAGAAGGTCTCAAGGGTGGTGACCTGTGCGGCTGTCATATTATATGCCAACTGAAACTGAATAGGAGCGGCTGTACTACGCTTGCGAACCTTAGCAAGCCCCACTTCCATTTGTGTTCGAATGGCGTTGTTAGCCATGATCTCTTGATACCCATCAGATATGGGACTCGGTAATGTGCCAGGCCATGTTGCCATTATACTCTCCCAATTCCACCACGATTTAATCCAAAGACTTTGAGGTTTCTATCGAAGGCTCCCTCTGCGAAACCCTTCTTCACCTCATCTCGAATCATGACGCTAATTTGTTTGTTTCCATTCTGATCTGTACCCTCCGTCACCTCGGCTTCTCTTCCACCTTTGCGCTGGTCAACGACATTCACATTCACTATTGCAGGTTGAGCACCCTTACCCCCACCAACAGATATAACACCAAGCTGACCATTGCGTCCCCTTCTCAAAGGAAGGATACCTTCTTGACCAGCCTCTCCCATTAAGCCTGTTTTACCACCCCTCATGGGAAAGGTAGTGGGTCTACTAACTACACCACCTCGTGCAAACTTCTCAAGACGACCGAAGCTCATAGCTGCTCCGTTTCCAGCGATAAGATTTGCATCTGCCCCACCACCAAAACCACCACCACCGCCTCCTCCTGCAGGAGCTGCTGCAGGTGCGGCAGGAGTAAAGAAGCTACCGATTGCGGCTGCAAGCGGCTGAGTAACAGTTTGTTGAAAGACGAGTTTTAGCAATTGGTCTGCTATACTGCCGAGTGCTTCCTCAAAAGATTTCGCCTTGAAGATAGCCTGTTCGAAACCGTTGGCTATGATTTGACCAGCTCTTTCACCAGCACCCTCAACTCTTCGGAGAGCGTTCTCTATGATGTTGAGCTTTTCAGCTTCTTCATCAAGTGCAACGTTTGTCTCTAGAATTCCCTCTTTCACAACATCATTGACCTCATCAACCTTGGTCTGAGTCTCTCCGAAGTTCTTAATCCAATCTGTAGTATTGTCGAAGTATTCAGAAAAGGTGTCGGTTGTAGAATCGAGCGTCTCTTTAGACTCTAGGATTCTCTTTTGAAGATTGAGCAATGCAGACTCGGTCTCTTTAGGAGGAGGCACAAATACAGGCTCAGGTGAGCTTGGATCAAAACCAGCACCACCACCACTGAACTGAGCTGCAAGCCTCTTTCTCTTTTTCTCCTCAAACTCTCTCATGGCACGACCAAATGGGGTGTTGTCCACCTCATCAGGATCACTGCTAGTTAGAAAGCTGAGGATACCCTTCTTTTTGAAATCGGCAAGGTCATCAACGAGGGTCTTAATAGATTTAACGAGTGTATCCACACCGCCCAAGAACCCTGCAAGGAACTCTAAAGCGATACCCCCGAACTTAAGGAAGCCCGTAGTCAAAGCTTTAGCTGCCTTAACAAGGCCAAGGGAAGCCCCCTCTACAAAGCCTGATATCTTCTGCGATAAGAACTTCGAGAACTCTTGAACGCTACCGAAGCTGTCCTCAATCGCAACCAAAACCTTCTCTCGAAGCTCCGTTGCTAAGAGGCCAATTTTAGGGAAAAGCTCTCCAGTGATTTGTTTCGAGATGCCTGTGACCACGGCAAAAAGACGAGTAAACTCATCATTTGCTTTTTCAACAGCAAGCACTTGCTTATTAGAAAGAGCTAATCCGAATCGTTCAGTATCTCTTGCAATCTCCTTGAGAGCTTTCGATCCCCCCTCTAATACGTTGATTAGAGCGGTTCCCCTAGAGCCAAAGAGCTTATATGCCGTTGCGGTCTTCAGCGCACCATTCGGTAGAGCATTCAACCTATCCGACACCAGCCCCATCAAGCCAACTTGATCGTTCATCAAGGGCTTTAGCTCTGCCACCGATATCCCTAGCACCTTAAATGCATCGGCTGCCGCACCCGTCCCCTTTGTAACGAAGTCAAAGGAAGCTGCGGAGAGTTGTTTCGCACCCTTAGTGAACGTCTCCATAGACGTTCCACCAAGATCAGCAGCGAGCTTAAATGTCTCCAGCTCCTTGATTGTCACACCAAGAACCCGAGCCATCTTACCCGTTGCATCGATGGAGTCTGCCATCTTCTTTATCAAAACACCTGCTGCAACACTGGCGACACCAATGGCAATACCTACACCTTTCGCTGCACCACCAAGCTTACTCAACCCTTGCTGTACCGAACGGAAAACAGCCTTGGTCTTGTTCTTAGCGGTGATCTCAAGCTTTACCCTTTTGTCCGCCATTTCTTTCCTCTTTTATTGCTGCATAAGCATTCCAGTGATAAAACTCCTCTACCGTCATCTCTCCTGCTTCGGCTGCGGTTATCTTTAGATAATCTGCCATGGAATAAATGGCGTAAAGGCCAGCATTCGTCTCTAATTTTTTTTTATAGAGTCGACTGTCATGTCCTCAAACTCATCGCCATCTACTTCAGGAGGAGCTTCGGCTGGCATGCCTCTTGCGAGGTTCCATATCTTCAAAGCAACATCCGCAACCACATCAGGGTCAGCTTGATTAAGAAGCTTCATAGACTCACCAAAGAACATCTTTTTCCTATCCGCATCCATAGCCTTATGGCCTATGATGAACGCTAGTGTTTCGGCTTCCCCCTTCGTAGCCTGAGCCTTTCTAACTTGCTCTTGCTGCTTCAAGGTGAAGGGTTCAACAAAGATCTCCAACGGCTTGCCGTCTAAACCCCACTCAGGGACTTCGAAGCTTTTTAATTCGCACTTCTCTTTGAAATGAGCTACTACTTGATCGATTGCTGCCATATTTTCCTCTTATGATACTGTTGAAACTGTTAATGCACCGTTGCCAACGAAAGAAAAAGATCTCTCAACTGTGGATTCGATAGCGTTTGAAGTTGCTACTTCAGTAACTGTTGCTGTCCCAGTTAGAAGGTAGTCACCAGTGGTATTTCCTTCAGGCTCTAGATTTATCGTTACCGAAGCTCCCACCAGCAATGCTAATTGTGCTGTGTCAGCATCATCAAAATGGCATGTCATTGAACCACTCCAGGACTTAAGTCCTGCTTTATGTGATCTCCAGCTGTCACCCATTGCTGTATCTTCAACGGTCTCTGATACCTCAGAAACGCTGAACTCTTTAACTTCCGCAAGGATGTCAGAACCTATCTTGACAACCCCGTCATTACCTGCAAATGTAGTCATACTTACTCTCCTATTTTAGACGTTGGTTTCAACGTCAGTGCTTGCTGTTACATAGTTGACCTGGAAGGTCATTTTAATAATTCCAATGGGCTGCTCACCCTCTTCGCTAAGTCCGATCTCAGTTCCAGTGATAAAGGTCTCGTGAGCGATACCGCCCCTTGTTATATCCACAGCGAGAGCTTCCTCCACCTCCACCGCAATAGTATCAAGGGTGTCATCAAGGCCAGTCTTTGCCTTGACATAACCCTCAACCACTACCTCTAATTCTCTTCCAATTCTAGCTGGATTTAGAGAAATAACTTCTGAGCTTTCGGTGGTTGTATAGACACAAAGGCTAGGGAGCTTCGCAGCTTCGTTGGGGTAGACCCTAG